TAACCAATTTAATAAATTAATTGCAACTTTTATTGACTTAAAAGATAAAGCAATGGAATTTATCACTCCAATCGCAGAAGTACTTGCAGGATTCTTTACGGAAAATATAAAATCAGCAGTAGCAGTACTTGCTATTTTTGCCTCTACACTTTTAAAATCAGTGCTTCCAGCATTTGATGAACTCTCTGCAAAAATAGATAATAGTAGAATAGGAAAATTTGCTGCAGGAATGGGATCTAGTCTAGAAGGAATCAAATCAAAAAGTTCCGAATTAAGAAGTTTAAATAAGGGTGCAGGAACAAAAGCAGCTAGAAATATGGCTGGAGGCTTTGATAGTGCTTCAGCTTTAAAATCCTCAGGTATGAATGCTTTGAAGAAAGGAGAAAACCTAACTCGACAACAAATGAGTGGTTTAAAAGGAGCTTTGAAGAAAGCAGAGGCAGAGTACAAAAGACATGGTAAAATAACAACAGGTATTTTTGCAGGTGAAGATATTAAACGAGTTCGTAGTTTTAGAACTTCATTGAAACAAATGGAAATTGAAACCAGTAAAACAGGCGTAACTATTAGAACTAGAATTAAACAAGTAGGAATTGGAATTAAAATGACATTTCAATCAGCAGCAGTAGGAGTCAAATTCGCATTTAAAGGTATGGCACTAGCTGCAAAAGGTGCAGCAGGAGCTATTAATTTAGCTTTTAGAGCTGTAGCTATTTTTGGTTTTATACAACTAGCAATGGATGGTTTGAAAGCCTTAACAGCAAACTTTGATAAAGTAATGGCAGGATTTGCATCTGCAATACGACTGGTAGGAAATGGTATTGCAAAACTAGCAAACTTTTTAAGTGGAATTCCACTTGTAGGTAAATTTTACAAAGCAGGGGGAGAATTTGCACAAGATAAACTAGAAGGAATCGCAGCTAGTATTGAAGCACAACTTGAATCTGGAGAAGGTATGATTGGACAAATGGCACATAAAGCAAAGAAAGAAAGACCAGGTTCAATACTCGCGGATCAATTTGAGTCTGCTCAAGAAAAATTAAAAAGTTTACATACTGAGTTCAAAGAAATGATGTCCGCTAAAGAAGGACTTGATCAAACAGCAGGACAAAAATTTGAAGCAAATGTAGCAACTGTAGCAAGTTCCGGAATTGCAGGACAAGCTGCAAGACTTTTAGGAATGGAAAGCAGAACAGGAGAGGATGCATTTACCGCTGACCAATTAGAAAAACAACGAAGCGCTTTAATTCAATACGGAAAAGATTTAGGAGGAATAAATCCAACAATCGCTGACTTATTTAGCCAGTATGAAAAAGGCGAGATATCTACAGAAAAACTAACAGAGGGACTTAAAAATGTAACTACTCAGGCAGGAGCACAAAATGCAGCATTTAAACAAATAAATACAACTATTGAAGGTTTTCAAAAACAATATAGTAAACTTAGTAAACGAGATCCATTAGATGACCTTCTTTCAAGTTATAAGAATTTAGACGACACAATAAAACTTACAGGTGATAATAAAGAAAGTGTTGTTCAAAAAATTTACGAATCCGTATTTGGAGCAAGAGCAGAAGGAACATCGCTAGACGATATGACAGCAGCACTGGATAGATTTGCAGCAGGATTAGGAAATGTAATACATACTCGAAGACAATTAGAACTAGACGCACTTGATAATAAAGTAGCAGGAGCAAGAAATGCAAATAAAAAAGGGGCTGCAGCCACCTTTGCACAAGAAGATATAAAACTAGAAGATTTAAGAATAGCAAAAGAAAAAAGACAAGCTAAAGTAGATGAATTAGATTTAATTAAAGTGAAGACTCCCTTAGATGAACACAATTTAGCAATAGCACAGAAACAGCTAGCCGTAGCACAGGAGCAAGAAAAAGCCTATGCACACTCAATAACACTTGCTGGAAAACTACAAAATACTTTTTCACAAGGAATACAAAAAATGTTTGAAGATATAGCGACTGGTTCCGCAAGTGCAAAAGACGCTTTCAAATCTTTAGCAACTCTAGTACTACAAGAAATGGCAAAAATAGCTGCAATGAAAATGGCAGCATCTGTAACAGGCTTCCTAGGATTTGCACAGGGAGGTATTATACCTGTTCGAGGAATGGCTTCTGGAGGATATACTTCAGTAGGTCAAAAACGTTTTGGAACTGGTGGAATTGCAACTTCTCCTACAATAATGGTTGGAGAAGGAAGATACAATGAAGCAGTTGTACCTTTACCAGATGGAAGAAGAATTCCTGTAGAAATGATGGGAAGTGGAGCAGGAACAAACAATGTAACAATTAATGTAGATGCAGGTGGAAATGCAAGTAGTACAGGAAATGCAGAGCAAGCGCAAGCACTTGGTATGTCAATACAAGCAGCAGTTATGGAAACATTACAAAGAGAAAAACGTCCCGGCGGCGTATTAGGTGGAGGTTAATAAATGGCTTTTGGAATAATGCAAAATAATGGATCAAATATTACAGGTTTTAGTGCACCAGTACAACCAGATAAAGGATTTAAACGAGATAGTAAGCCCAAAATTCATACAATAACTTTTGGAGATGGTTACGAACAAAGACTTGCAGATGGTATCAATAATTTAGAACAGACTCTAAGCGTAAGTTTTTCTACTCGACCAAAAGCAGAAATAGATGATTTAGTGGCATTTTTTGAGTCACTTGGTGGAGTGAGTAAATTTCGATTCGATCTTGAAGATAGTAACGCAGGATCAAGTACAGAAACTATAAAGTGCACTTGCGCTCAATGGAATCAAACTTGGGCATATGATAATTTTTATAGTTTGACAGCAACATTTAAGAGAGTTTACGAAGCATGACGGAAAAAATTGCAATCAAAGAGTTACAATCTCTTGAAGAAGAATCTGGTTTAGTTATACTATATGAACTTGCACTTGATGCAGATGGATCAAGTCGTGCTTATTTTACTCGTGGAGAAGGTATAGATTTAACAAATATACAAATGTATGACTATGATAACAATAGTCAATTAAATACTTATGATGCAATTCCAGTTGAAGCAGAAGGATTCGAGGTAAAAAGTAAAGGAGCAGCTGCAAGGCCTGTAATCACATTTGCAAATATATTAAGCACTTTTGGAGATGCACTTGGAAGTTTAGAGCCTGATGATCTTATAGGAAAGAAACTATATAGAAGAAAAACTCTTAGAAAGTATTTAAAAGATGGCTCAGCAGATACAGGCTCAGGTAATACTCCAGTAGAGTTTCCACGACAAATTTTTATTATTGATAGAATCGAACAATTAAGCGCAATAGAAATCTCTTTTGAACTTACAACACCTTTTGATGTAGAAGGATTAGTACTTCCTTATCGTGTAATTGGAAATAATGCTTGTTCTTGGGTATACCAAGGAGCTTCACCAAATAAAATAAATAACAGTACAGATACTGGCGGATGTACTTGGTCAGAAGAATCAAAACTTATAATGACAAATGGAAGTGGAACAGACGTTACTCATACTATTTATGTAACACAAGATGATGAGTATGTTATTCCTTCAACTACTAGTTTTACAACTTATACGAGCGGAGCAGTAACAAAAGATTCGTACTATAAAACTACGACGACCCTTGCAACAACGGGTGTACAAAGACTAAAAGCAGACGGCACTGCAGATACAGCCGCAAACGGAGGAACAATTAATAATTATTGGCAGGCAACAACGAGTGCGAGTAGTCCTGGAACTCCTTCAGATACAAATGGAAATTTTGATAGAATAAGAGTACATGCCACATATAGTGCAAGTACAAACTACTATGCTTATACAGAAGATAGATATAATGACTATGTTGTATATACGAGCGGTGGAAAAACACACCTTTGGAAAGCAACACGAACACAAACTTCAGGAGCGAATACTGCCCCTGGTTTTAACAGTTATTGGGAAAGAGGAGACTCATGTGGTAAAAGACTAACCTCATGCTCTTGTAGATTTGGCTTTAGTCCATTGAATACAGCTTCGTCTTCAACAGGAAGTACAACAAAAAATAGTCAAAAACCTTTACCTTTTGGAGGCTTTCCTGGTGCAAGAAAATTTAGATAAACTTTTACCTGAAATTTATAAGCAAGTAGAAGAAGAAAGTCCAAAAGAAGCTTGTGGACTTGTTGTTGAAATCGAGAATGAATTGAAATATATTCCTCTGGAAAATCAAAGTTCTGAAAAAGAGCACTTTGCAATAGACCCAAAACAATGGGTTCGATACTCGATTATTTCAAAAATAAAATATGTAGTCCATAGTCACTACGGCTCAAATTGTTATCCAAGTGAGCATGACAAGAATGTATGTAAAAGTCTTGGCGTACCATACCTAATTGTATCGTACCCAGAGAAAGGAGAATTTATTTATGACCCACGTTAAATTAATGGGAGAAATGGGAGAAAAATTTGGCTCTGAGTGGGAGTGCGTCGATACGAATATTCGTGACATAATGAAATGTATTGATGTGCAAGTAGAGGGTTTAAAAGAATACCTTTTAGACTGTCATATGAAAAATATTGAATTTTCTATACAAAGTGGAGATACTCTTATCGAGGAGTTTCCAGAACTATACTTAAATGTAGCAAGAGATGAAGTCATCATTACTCCAGTACCTGCTGGTTCTGGTAAAGGGTTAGGAAAACTAATTACAGGATTATTACTATTAGCTGCTTTCTTATTTATGCCGGGACTTGGAGCAGCAATGACAACTGGAGGTGCAACTACTTCTGGAGGATTATATGCAACAGGAGCTGCTGCAACAGGAGGAGTTATGCAAGCAAGCGTCATGTATGGAACAGGTACATCTGTTTCTGCCGCAATATCTGCAGGAGCAACATTAAACATGGCAGGCATGGCAGTTATGATGCTCGGAACAAATCTAGCACTTATGGGTCTTGCAGAAATGTCAGCACCCGATCCAGATAAAACAACAGATGATCCTTCTTACTTATTTAATGGAGCAGAAAATCATATCGAACAGGGAAAACCTGTTCCACTTCTCTATGGAGAACTTACAATCGGTGGTGCACCAATTTATCAAGGATATACACCAGGATTAAGAACTGGATATACAAAAGGAATTCATAGAATTGATGCAACAGATTCCCAAAATTCAAGAATAGGATCAAATCCTTACAGCGGAGTATACACAAACTATAGCGCTTCAAATGCAGGTGCTTCTTCTAATCAGCCATCTTCAGGATGGGTAGGAACAGGAAATAATACTTTCGATCAAGTATGGGATTACATAACAACTCCATCTGCAGGACTAGTGAATACTCCTCTTCCAGACGAGATGTTCAAACAGGTAGAATAAGATGGCAGATAATTCAGCAAAATACAGTACAAGACCTTTTGGTACAAAGACCACAAGTGATTTAAAAAGTCCAAACAAGGAACAAACAGCTATTGTCTACGATTTACTAGCAGAAGGTCCGATCGCGGGTTTAGTAAATGATATGGCATCAGTCTATTATAATGATGTCCCTTTAGTTGATTCCGCAAATAATGATATTTTAAAACCTCGTAAATTTACAGTAAATACAACAGCAGGTAGCACTTCTGTAACTGCAACTGAGTTTGGAACTATTCGTACTCTTGGCTATAATAATAAAACAGGCCTTGCTATTGGCGGGAGAGTAATTTCTATTGTCGGAGCAGGAACAAAAGGTTCAGGTATAGCAAGTATTAGTGCAGGCTCCTCAAAAGTTACAACTTCTTCTAGTTACTTTACACAAACACTTTTTGATAACCAAGCAAAAGGATTACCAGTTTATATTCGTATTACAGGAGCAGGACCAGGTGGTCAAGATCTTGTTTGTGGTATAAAGAAAATAATAAGTACAACAAGTGCAGAATTAGCTATTCGTGCTTTTACAACTGTTTCAAGTGCAAATATTGTACAAGATCATGTAACAACAATTAGTTCTATTTCAGGAAATACAGCAACATTAGCAGCTGCTACCCCTACAGCTATAACAGGTGCTATTTGTGTAGTAAGTGGACCAAAGTTAGCAGATTCTGCTCAATTAGCAAACTTTTCACACGTTTCTTTTGGAATTAGAACTGGAGAACTATTACAAAGTCCTTTATTAGTTCCTGGGTTTACAGGATCATCAAGTACAGTCTATGATGCAAATCTGCTAATAAGACAATCAGACTTAGCAAATGTCCCGGGCTTATCTAGTTTAGGAACTAACTATAATAATATAGGAATAGATAATCCTGGCAATGACAATCAAGGAAGCGCTTCTGACACAGTTTTAACAGCAGCAGCAATGGGAGTTTCGAATCCGCAAGAGGTAGACGAAGTTCATCTTACTTTTAGTTTTCCAGAAATGCACGCATTTAAAAGCTCGGGTGCAAAAGGGGCAAGTTTTGTAGAGTTTCAAATGTTCTTTGAATTTACCTCTGATGGGACAAATTACACAAGTGCTTTAGCTTTTGGACCCTCTAATTCAAGCATACTTTTAAGAAATGATTTTAACTGGGGTAATAGAGTGACTTATGGAGTTAGAAATACTAACCGAATAATAAGTAATGGGTATGTAAAACCTACAAAAGGTCAATATTCTGAATATATAGAAGAATTTGTAATGAAGGTTGAACAATTCCAACCTTTTACAAACTATAGAGTACGTATACGAAGAATAACAGATGAAGATTTTAAAGATGGTAGTTTTCAACATAAAAATAAATCTTATTTAAAAACGGTAGAAAATATAACAAAAGATAGACTAATCTACCCATATGCAGCATATACAGCAAATGTATTTAATGCAAAAGATTTTAATAATGGCTTACCAAGTAGAGCGTACAAACTAAAAGGAAAACTAATTCAAGTTCCTACTAATTATTTAACAAGAGACGAAAGTTCCGATGGAATAGCAAAATATACACGATTAGTTAGTGGATCTGCTCCTTCTTATGCAGTGTCAGAAGAAGCTTCTTATCAAAACTGGAATGGAGCATTTCGAGGAGATCGTTCAACATGGGCGGAAGGACACCCAAATAGAGATTTAGTATATTGTAATAATCCAGCTTGGGTATTTTATGATATTCTAACAAACAATCGTTATGGAGTAGGACAGTTTGTTGATGAATCTCTTATTGATAAATACTCATTATTTGAAATTGCAAAATATTGCGATGAACTTGTATCTAATGGAGAAGGAGGACTTGAACCTCGTTTTACAACTAATCTTTATTTAGATAAAACAGCTGAAGCAACAAAAGTACTAAGAGATATTGCAAGTGTATTTAGAGGAATGGTACTTTGGTCAGAAGGAGAAATTGTAGCGATTGCTGATAGACCAAAAGAAATTGTTTATACTTTTACAAAAGGAAATGTTGAAAATGGCGTATTTACATACGAAGGTACAGGAGATAGAGTACGAACAAATCAAGTAAAAGTAACATGGAACGACCCAGCAGATAACTACAGACAAGCAATTGAATATGTTGAAGATCATCAAAATATATTAAGTACAAATAGACTTGTACGAGAATCTTCTGTTGCTTTTGGATGTACTTCTCGCGCACAAGCACATAGATATGGTAAATGGAAACTATTATCTGCACAACTAGAAAAAGAGACAGTTAGTTTTACAACTGGACTAAATGCTATAGGATTAAAACCTGGAGATATAATTGGTGTACAGGACGCAGATAAAGATGGATACCAATACTCAGGAAGAGTATCAAATACTGGCACAAAAACCACTACAATAATTCCACTAGATAGAACAATATCACTACCTTCATATGCTGCAGCTTTTCCTCCTCAATTACTGCTTATTTATCCAGAAGGAGGATGCTATCTGGAACAAGAGGTTGCAGTTATTAATACAGTAACTTATTATAAAGGAGATCTATTATTAGAAAATCAAAATGGTACTGCACTTGATACTCAAGAGGAAGCAGCAAATTTAATAGATGATAGTGGGAATCGAGTACTTAACTTTTGGTCAGAAAATGTAAGAGTTGAAAAACAAAATATATCAACAAGTGCAGGAAATGTTTCTAGTTTAACAGTATCTTCTGCCTTTAGTTCAACGCCAGATGCAGAAATAATATGGGCACTTCAATTATTTAATAGTGATGGTACTCCAAAAACTGGAACAACAAAAGAATTTAAAGTTATTTCCGTTAAAGAAGAAAAAGATCAAAAAGTACAAATAGTAGCTGCAGAATTTGCAAAAGCAAAATTCGGAGCAGTCGACAGAGGATACACACTGTATAGTGCACCAATAGATGCTAATCCCGATAGAGATGATATAATACCTGCGCCTACAAATATAGTGGCAAAAGTAGAACCAATGAATTCAGAATCTCCAGATTTAGGAGAAACCGTAGATATTGCAACTTCTGGAGGAGCTAAAGTAACTGTTAGTTGGAATGCCCCTCTTACAAGTGATGGTTTAAAATATAAAAATATAGCAGGTTTTGAAATAAAACATAATTTTAGTGGGGGGTTT